TACAGAACTACGTCAGTATCTAGCAACCTATGGTTGCCAACTTAACTCTCACTTTACTGGCAAGAACAAATGGGATGTAGGATTCGGTGTAGCCTCTATGGCAAGCCTCTTTGGCTCAACCAGGGATGGTAGATTTTTAGACAACAACATAATAGAGTTACCTTCTAATGAAGGCTCTGAAGGACTTAAGTCTTTGGTGCAACAACTTATTATTTGGAAGCCCGATACTAAGAATCCGACTGACTGTGTGATGGCTTTATGGTTTGCTGTAATACGTTGTAGAGAACTAATGCAAACATCAAGTAGGGTTGGGCAGTATCAAACTAATAGATGGGCTACTAGGGCGCAAATGTCTACTAGAGGTTCACTTAATTTAGACGAAGCCTTTGCAGAACAATGGCAAGAAACATATAACTAAGGAGACAGAATGGCACTACCAATGATTGCAGCAGGTATCGCTGCCAGAGCAGTAGCAAAGAAGATTGCAACAAGAGCAGTAGGCGGCATTACTGGTAAAGGTGCTAAGGCTGTAAATCCAGTTTATCAAAATATAAGAGCAACTACAGATGCTATTCAAAAAAATTCAGTTAAGATAGCAAAAAGCCAAGCACAGATTAACGCAGAAGGCATTGCAAAAGGTAGAGCCGCTATGGGGTTACCACCTAAGCCAACTGCTCAAGAAATTGCAGCACGTGCAAGCAGAGAAAAAGCATCTCTTATGAAAAGTAGAATTAAAAGAGGTAAGTAGTGGCATTAACGATTGAACAAATAGCAGCACGAGTTCAATCTCTTCGTTATCGTAATAGCGAGAGAGATGCTCGCAACCTTGACGTACTTGCTGTTCGTAAAGGAAACATATCTCAGGTCTATCCTGATTTTTTTCCAGAAGGTGTAGACGCTAATGTCGTGGCAAATTTTATTGATATCGTTGCCAGGGACCTTTCAGAAGTTATGGCACCTCTTCCGGCGGTTAACTGCTCGGCCGCTAATGCGGTTAATGACCGTGCTCGTAATTTTGCCGATAAGCGTACTCGTATTGCTAGTAATTATTTTCAAAATTCTGACCTATCAGTCCAAATGTACCAAGGAGCAGACTGGTATATAACCTACGGCTTTGTCCCATTTGTAATTGAATTAGATGATGAAGCAAAACTACCTAGAATTCGACTAGAGAATCCAATTGGTTCCTATCCAGAGTTTGACCGTTATGGTCGTTGTGTAGCATTTGCTAAAAGATACAGTCTTACATTAGGTGAGTTAGTTAGCCAGTTCCCAGAGTATGATAATATACTTCTAGGTTCTTTAGGATATAAGCAAGACTTAAATGGTATGATTGAAATGATTCGTTATTACGATAAAGACCAATCAGTTGTTTATATTCCTGCAAGAGACAATTTAGTTTTATCAAAGGCTAAGAATCCTATTGGTAAAATAATGATAGTTGTAGCACGTAAGCCGTCTATTGACAGCGAACTACGTGGACAATTTGACGATGTACTTGGAATTCAGTTACTCCGCAACCGTTTCGCCTTATTGGCAATGGAAGCAGCGGAGAAATCAGTACAGGCACCTATTGTACTTCCACAAGATGTACAAGAATTACAGTTGGGTGGAGATGCGGTTATCCGCACCGCAAACCCAGCAGGTGTTCGTCGAGTAGAACTAACAATACCACAGGGCGCATTTACAGAACAGACATTACTTAACTCAGAACTTCGTGTAGGAACTCGTTATCCAGAATCACGTACTGGTAATATCGATGCATCTGTTGTTACAGGTCAAGGTGTACAGGCTCTTATGGGAGCGTTTGATACACAAGTTAAATCAGCACAGGCAATATTTGCTGCAGCACTTCGTGATGTTATTAGCATCTGTTTTGAAATTGACGAATTAATATTTTCTGATGAAAAAACAATTCGTGGAGTAGATTCTGGTTCACCATATGAAATTACTTACAAGCCAAGTAAAGATATTAAGGGTGATTATTCAGCCGATGTAAGATACGGAATGCTTGCTGGTCTTAACCCAGCCCAAGGACTTATCTTTATGCTACAGGCTCTTGGAGGCAAGTTAATATCTAAAGACATGGCTATGCGTGAGTTGCCATTTACAGTTAACGTAACACAAGAACTTGAAAAAATTGAAATTGAGGATATGCGTACAGCATTACTCAGTGGTATTACAGCAATGGCTCAGGCTATACCAGCGATGGCAACACAGGGACAAGACCCGTCAGTCATGGTAAATAAAATTGCTGCGGTTATCAAGGCTCGCCAAAAGGGACAAGCATTAGAAGATGCTATTGAGGCTACCTTTGCACCGCAACAACAGGTCCCTCCTGCTGGTGCCCCTAATCCAACGGTTGAGCAAACGTCCCCTGCTCCCCTTGGTGGTCCAGTAGGAGGCTCTCCTTCTCCAATACCACAGCAACAACAAGAAGAAGATGTTATGAGTTTAATTTCTGGACTAACAGGTACAGGAAGAGGAACAGCAAGCGTTAGAAGTGTAAGACGTAGATAAAAGGGTAGGGGACAATGACAACTATTATAGGTATAGAACATAAAGATAGATGCTTTATAGTTGCTGATAGTCAAACAACTGATGCTGAAGGTAGAATCTATACACATCCTGAAGTAAAAAAGATTTCTGAAAATGGAATGTTTTTGATTGCTGGCTCTGGAGAAACATTACCTTGTGATATAGCCCAACATATTTGGGAATCACCAGTACCTACCAAGCAAGACAAAGAAGACCTTTATCATTTTATGATTGTAAAGGCAATGCCATCTCTTCGTAAATGTATGACAGATAATGGTTATAATTTTGATGAAGATACAAAAGAAAATCGTTTTCAATTTATAATGGCTGTTGGTGGAGAAATATTTGATGTTGACCAAGAGTTATCAATAAGTAAATCTGTAGATGGAGTGTACGCAGTAGGCTCTGGAGCAGCATATGCGCTAGGTGCATTGCATGCTGGTGTAGATGCTTATGAAGCAATGGAAATTGCATCTAAACTTACTGCATTTACTGCAGGTCCATATATATCAAAAGAACAACCTAGAAAAATTAAGTAGGAGGATAAAATGTTGTCAATGAATTCACCAGAAACTCGTGGAGGGTACCGACCAAATGCCCCACAAAATAATCCTGCTAATGTTAATGGACTAGGTGGCAATGGAACTAGTGGTGATTACACTGGTTTTGCCTATGGACAAAATCAAGCAATTAATCAAACTAGAGAAGCAGGTAATGCTGCAATTTCTCAAATGAATGCAGGTCAACCTAGTTTAACAGAGAATATAACTCAAACTCCAATTCCATCAATCTTAGATGAGACTCAAGATAAAAATCAAAGCATTATGGATGGTGCGCCAATAGGGCCTGGAGCAAATTCTCTTCAAGGATTACCTAGAAATCCTTCTAATGACCCTGATATAGATATTATTCGTGACCAATATCCACTTATGCAGGTATGGGCAAGTATGCCTGGTACATCAAGGCAAACAGCAGAATTTGTAAACTATTTAGGGCAAATTATATAATGAGTCTTTGGGACAGAATAGCAAATGTACAAAACTTATTCTGGAATAAAAATAGCAACAATAGTCCAGTGCAAATCTACACTCGTCACGGCTATGTCAATTATGGAATTGCTAAAGATATTGCTATTAATTTACCAGCAAATCCTGCAAGTTTTATAGCAGCAAATGAAGATGGAAAAGAATTATTAAATAATAGCACTACAAATCCAGGCTGGAACCAGACTGTTGAAAAAACAAGACAAACAGCATTAAATACTTTAGGAGCCGCTGCTCAAAATCCATTAACCGCAATTGGTGGTGGTGCAGCAGTAGGTACAGTTTTAGGACCCGCTGGAGCAGCAGGTGGAGCAATACTTGGTGGTAGTGTATATACAATAGGTGCTTTAGATAAAGCAACCGAAGGTAGATTAGGCAATGCTTTAATGTCTCCTACTAAAGGTGTTCGTTCAAATTACGCTTTTGTTAGAGAGGCAACAAATGCAAATGTATCTTTAGGTTTACTTGCTGGACTTGCTCAAATAGGTGGAGCAATTGCAGGTGGCGTAGCCGCCGTTGGTGCTGGTGCTGCCGCAGGTTCTGTTGTGCCAGGAATTGGTACCGCTATAGGCGGTTTAGCAGCAGCCGGTGCTGTACTCGGATTTTATGGTGGCGGAAAAATTGCAAGAACAGCCTCAGAATCTGGTGCTTTAGGTGGAGAATTGCAAAAAGCAGCAGTGTTCTCTCAATCTGTTCAAGGACAAGAAAAATATAATATTGGTAGAGATGTTGTTAAATCAGCAGGATATATTTTAGGTTCAAAGACTTTACAAAATACAGATACTGGTATTGGGGCTGTAACTTCTGGTCTTATTAATATTTTTGCAGAAATTCCATTAGACCCAAGCATTAAAGGCGTACAGATTGCAGGTAAAACCGCAAGGGCTGCTACCGTTGGTGGTATTTCAACAGCAAAACAAGGTTTAGTTGGTGGAAAGTTACAGAGTATACTTGATACTCCTGAAAAAATACAATTAAGATTAAACAAAGATGTAGATTTATTAAAGAGAACTGCTGCTGGAGAACAAACAGCATA